TTCACTGGAATTGGTAAGACATTCACTCTCACTACCAACAATCAAAATATAACAGGTTTCTCCACAAATAATGCAGTCGTACTTATTAATGGCGTATTTCAAGGACCTCAAGGAGCGCAAGCAGAACTTGAAGATTATACTTTAGTAGAAAGTGTAGGCATTTCTAGCATTAGATTCACTGGAACTGCATCATCTGTTGGTTATGATATCAATAGCGGAAATATTCCTGTTGGTGGAGTAATAGTTTCAGTTGGTTCAACATCAGGATTTGGTTTACAACCACTAGTCGCTGCTGGAGGTACTGCAACTGTTTCTGTAGGAGGAACAATTTCATCTATTAGTATTGGTAATAGTGGTTCTGGTTATAGAATTGGTATTCAGACAGTGGTTAATGTTGGAGTTCAAACCTCAAGTACAGGAACTCCAAATATTGAGTTTATTGGAACTGCATCTGTCAGTAATGGACACGTAATTGGAGTGACCATAACAAATCCAGGATTCGGTTATACTTCATCAAATCCACCATTAGTTATTTTTGATTATCCACTCTCATATACCAATATTCCGCTCATTTACAGCTCTTCCTCATCCCAAGGAATAGGAACAGAAGCAAAAGTAGATATTGTTGTTGGTCAAGGATCTAGTGTAATAGATTTTACAATCAAGAATACTGGATATGGATATGGCCAAAATGAAATTTTAACCATGGAAATTGGAGGTAATATTGGAATTCCCACTGATACATCAAAACCATATTCAGAGTTCCAAATTGTAATTAATAAAACTTACAATGACTTTTTCTCTGGATGGACTCTTGGCCAACTTGAGGTCCTTGATAGTTTTGAAGATTTATTCAATGGAGTGACAAAGAAGTTTCCACTCAAACTTAATGATAGTTTGGTCACTATTCGCTCCGCAAAGGGTTCAAATATTGATGTTAAATCAACATTATTAATATTCCTTAACGATATTCTTCAGAAACCCGGTGAAGCATATTTCTTTGAAGGTGGAAGTGTAGTTGAATTTAGTGAAGCACCTAAGGAAGGTGATACAGTGAAGGTTATATTCTACAAAGGTAGTGGAGACATTGATGTTATTTTCAGAGATATTCTTGAAACAATCAAAGTTGGTGATGAAGTTACATTAAATTATGAACCGGGATTTGATCAAGGATTTGGACTTCAACAAGAAGAAAGAGTTATTACTGGCATTAATACAACTGATTCACTAGAAACTAATCCATATTCAGGTCCAGGTATCACAACAGACGATACTCTAATAAGACCAATCAAGTGGTGCAAACAAACCTTTGATAAGATTATTAATGGAAGAATTGTTGGAAAAGATAGAATTCAGTACGAACCACTTATCAATCCATCTTCTTACTTGATTAGTGCTGTTGGATTTGGTTCGACAACAATTTATGTTGATAATATCAAACCATTCTTTGATGCACAAAATGAAAGTCCATTACTTAGTTTCCAAAATCAAGTTACCTTTGTTTCTCAGAATTCTTTAGTTGCATCTTCTGCAACATCAGTTGTTTCTATTTCAGGTACAATAACTTCAATTGATATCGTTGAAGGTGGTTATGGATATTCATCCGCACCGATAGTGACAATTGAAAATCCAGTAGGACTTGCAGTTTCGTATAGAGCAACAGCAACTTCTACGATTTCCTCTGGAGTTGTTGATTCCATACAGATTGTAAATCCTGGTATTGGTTATACAATTACAAACCCACCTTCTGTTCTTATTGAACCGCCAACATTATCTAAGGAAACTATTGATGTTAATGTTTATTCTGGAGACTCTGGAATTCTTGTTGGAGTTGGAACAACAACTTTAACTACAATATTTGATTTGTATATTCCAACAGATTCCTTCTTAAGAGATAATACTCTAGTTGGTTCCGCAATTACAGTAAGTGGAATATCTACGGGAGATTTCTTCATAGTTTATAATTCAAATATTGGAAGTATATCAACATCTATTAACTCATATGACTCTTCTGATAATATAATTGGTGTCGGCACACAGTATATCGATAACGTATATCAGGTTTCTAATGTAGAAACTATCCAATCTAATGTTATTGGAGTGGGAACTACAGCGATTAGAAGAGTTTACATTAAATCTGGAATTACTACAACATTTGACTCCATATATTCTGGATTTTCTACTTCAAATTATCATGGAAATTATAGTTGGGGCAAAATTGAATTGTCTAATCCAATTCAAACTCTTAATTTTGAATCATATACCTTAAATGGTATTGGTGGAATATCTACATCAACTTTAGTGAATAGAAGTTCACCTCTTAAATATTTGAATTATACATCATAGAAATAACTAATAAATAAATAAAAACTCTGCAAAATGTCTGCAATAATTACTGATCAACTTCGTATATTAAATGCAAAGAATTTTATAGCAGGAGTTGCTTCCACTAGTAACTCCTATTATTCTTTTGTTGGATTACCAAATCCTACTGATTATAATGTTGATTGGAATACCAGTCCACCATCACCAGTGGATAATTTTAATCAAGAGAACAATCATTGGGATACAATGATTGCGATGAAAAAGATATCTAAGACAGATGTAAGACAAGTAATTAGAAAAATTACTTGGACATCTGGCGTTACTTATGATATGTATCGTCATGATATCAGTGCAACAAATCCTTCACAACCATCGAATGCTGTAGATTTATATTCTGCAAACTACTATGTTCTGAACAGCGACTATAGAGTTTATATTTGTCTACAGAATGGATCTTCTCCAGAAAATCCATCAGGAAGACCTTCGCTTGATGAACCAACATTCACCGACTTAGAACCAAGAGAAGCAGGCACTAGTGGTGATGGTTATGTTTGGAAGTATCTTTATACAATTAGTCCAAGTGACATTGTAAAGTTTGATTCAACAAACTATATGCCAGTTCCTCCCGACTGGGAAACCAGTTCTAGAGAGGCGGCAGTTAGAAATAATGCATCAACAAGTGGTCAATTAAAAATTGTTACGATCACAAATAGAGGTGTTGGATTAGGAACTGCAAATAGAACTTATACAAGAGTACCAATTCGTGGTGATGGTTCTGGCGCAGAAGCAACGGTCGTAATTAATAATGATTCAAAAGTTGAAAGTGTAACAGTTTCTAATGGTGGTTCTGGATATACTTTTGGAACTCTGGATTTAGTTGGCGGTAACGTTCCAACTGGCACAACATCTCCGGTCTTTAATGTTATTATTCCACCTCAAGGAGGACACGGAGCAGACGTTTATAAAGAGTTGGGTGCCTACAACGTTCTTCTATATTCAAGAATTGAAAATGATACAGAAAATCCAGATTTCATTACCGGAAATCAAATTGCAAGAGTTGGTATTGTTGAAAGTCCATTAAGTTATGATTCTGATAGCATTTTAACCTTAGATAAAGCAAGCGCAGTTTATGCACTCAAACTTTCCGGAATTGGATATAGTTCTGTTGTTTTTAACGCAGACACTCAAATTACGCAAACAATTGGTGTTGGATCAACTGCTTTTGGAAGAGTAATTTCATATGATCAAAGCACAGGTGTACTGAAGTATTGGCAAGATAGATTCCATTGTGGTTTTAATACCAATGGAACTCAAAATGCAGCACCAACATATGGATTTACGATGCATAGATTTACCGCCGACATTGGAAGCGGTGGTTCTTTCAACATTCTGGGTGGAAGTGCAACACTTGCTATCCAAACTACATTTGGAAGTGAAAGTAATCCTGGTATTAGTACCATAATAAATAGTAGGACATACTACTTGGGTCAACAATTTATTAAAGGTGTGTCTCAACCAGAAGTTCAAAAGTACTCTGGAAATATTATTTACGTTGACAATAGACCATCAATTACTCGGTCAACAAACCAAAAAGAAGATATCAAAGTTATTTTGCAATTCTAAGGAATTATGTCTCAAGAAACCAACCTCAACGTAGCTCCATACTTTGACGATTACAATGAACCAGTAATTGGCGGTAAAGATAACAATTATTACAAAGTTCTATTTAAACCCGGATATCCAGTTCAAGCAAGAGAATTAACAACATTACAATCTATTCTACAAAATCAAGTAGAACAGTTTGGTAATCACTTCTTCAAAGAAGGTGCAAAGGTAATTCCAGG